CCAGACGGAGCTCGACCGGACGAGGATCAGCTCGTCTACAAGGCTTTCCTTGCTTTCGTGAATCGACTCCGCGCCGCCTTCGTAGCCGAACGTGTCGCGCACCTTGTTCGCGATCTCGTAGGTCGCAGGCGTGTATTGTGCATCCCGAAACGCGTAGCCGCGCAGGATTTCCACGTCGTAGATCCCCGGCCCGAACGTCGCGCGGTCCAGCTGGATCGCCGCCTCGTCCGCACTCATGATGACGTTCTGCACGTCGGTCGACGAAAGGTTGCTGCCGGTCACATACTTGTCGCCGCCCTCGCCCGCGTCGAAGTAACTATCCGCGCTCCAGTCGTCGCCCACCGGCTCGATCTCCTGCCCCGGTGCGAAAACGCGCGCCTCGACCCAACCGGTCCGCGCCGCCGAGGACGCGGCCACCGGGCCGTCACGCCAGACCAGCTTGATCGTCGCACGGCGGGGGCCAAGGATCGCGTCGCGGAAATGCAGCTCGGGCAGATTGATCCAGTCGCTTTCGCCGCGCTTGCGGATTCTAAGCCGCAGCGCCACCCGCAAGGGGTCGTCCTCGTCTTTTGTGCGGGCCAAGGCGCGGAATTGCAGCCCGATCCAGAACTCGTCGGGCGCGTCGCGGGTCGCCACGAGCTGCGGCTGCGGCAGCGCATCCAGAACGTTCCCGGTTTCCGCCTGCAACTGGCTCTTGGCGTCGTCGCGGACAACGTGGCCACGGATCGTCGAGCCCGAGTTGGTCGTGCGAGCGTAACGCTGCACCAACGTGTAGGGCGGGTCGCCGGGCCAGCCCTCGCGCGTCTCGATCTCAACGCCCGCGATATCATCGACCGAGGCGTCGCCAACGCGCGGCTGCTCCAGACTGTGTGGACCGGCCAGCGCGCAGACCGCCTCGACCACCTCGTCCTGGCCCGAAAAATAGATCAACGGCTCGATCACGAATGGCGGAAAAATCTTGCGCGTGCCAACCACACGAGGCAGGGGGGTATTGGGGCTGAGCACGTTGCCCTGCACGGAGGCCGAGCCGAGTTGCGATGTCTGGGCGTCGGGCGACCTCGGGATGTTCGGGGTCGGGGCCAGCGCCTGCAGCGCACTGCTGCCGGCAAGGACGACCGCAGAACCGGCCAGCTTCCCGAACAAGGTCGCGCGCGAGACGGTCAGCCCGGCATTGGCGAGGCCCGTGAAAACCGAGTTGGACACCAGCGCGCCAGCCCCGAGCAACGCGATCGAGGCGACCACCGACAGCACCTGCTTGCCGCCGCCCTCTCCACCCATCGGCGGCGCCGTCACCGTGATTTCCATCGGCCGGCCGCACGGGCGCGGCTTGACCGCCCGCCACAGGCGACGCGGCACGCGTGTGCCGTTGAGGTACACCGCGTCTTCGTCGTGGCGCGGCCACCCCTCGGGCAGCCCGCGCAGCCGCGCGACGATCTGCTCGATGCTCTCGTCGCCCCGGATCGGAACGACCTCGGGGCGCATCGAAAACGGCTCCCGAAACACGGCGTAGGCCTTAGACATGCCGGAACACCCCGCGCACCCGGCCCCGGATCAGCGGCGAATCCAGCGGCTCCAGCACCGTGTGCGATGCCTCCTCGACGTGCAGGACGTGCCCCTGTCCATCGGCAAGGCCGACATGCCCGAAGCGGCGACCGGAATGCAGCCCCATGACGATCACGTCGAGCGGCGCAGGGGCATCGACACGCCCAAAGCACGCCTCTCCATGCGCCATGCGGCGCGCGATCCGCAACCGCTCGTGGACAGACACGTCGGCATGGCGCGGCAGGTCGACGCCCAGAACCTCGCGATAAGCCGCCACGACGAGGCCCCAGCAATGCCAGCCCGTGAAGTCGTAGCCAGGGGCGAATGGCACCCCGACCGCCCGCTGCACGAACGCGTCGAGCGTCATGCGAAAAGCCCCGGGAAACGGTCGCTGGTCGCCCTGAGGCTCGGCCATGGCTCCGTTGCGATATCAACCAGCGCAATGCGCGCCTTCAATTCGGCCACGTCGGCGCTGACATCGTTCAGCTCGAATTGCCGAAACGCGTAAACCTCCGGCGGCGATCCGGGCGCGAGCGGCACGCGCGGCTCCACCGACAGGTCGAAATCCGCGCTGGAATGCGCCACCGCCGTGATCGTGGCGCGCGTGCCGGCGGTGTCATTTTCCAGCGCGGCGGAAACCTGCCGGCTGATGTTCTCCATCACGATCTCGGCAGAGGGCGGCGCGTCGCTGTCGGTTACCGGGCTGGCCTGGAAAGGTGCCGCTGCGTAGGTCTTGCCGTCGATCTCGTACTCGAAAATGTCCGACACGACGCGCACCGTGCCCACGATGTTCGGGTGGTCGATCTCGACAAACCAGACATGCGCGTGCGGGCTGTCCGGGCGGTCGTTGTCCTCTGCAATGCTGGGGGCAAGGGCGCGTGTCACAGCGGATACCCGATGATGCTGAGCGTGCCGGCCGGTTGCGATTCCGGGATGTCGCCTGCCGCGAGGGTTTCCTGCGCCAGCGTGATCGCCGTCGTCGTCGCGCGGCGCACGAGATAGGTGCCTGTAACCGAGGGCATGTCCGCGGCGGTGCGCAGTTGCTCGCCGATGCCGTAGATGTCGTTCGCGTAATCGGCGACGAAGGCCGGCAGGATGGAGTAGCCCTCTCGGGCGTAGGGGCCAAACCACGGCGACACCGGCAGCATCATCATCTCGACGTTGACGATCGCGAGGCCAGATGTCTCGAAGCGCCGCGAATAGGGTTTCAGGATCCGCCACAAGCGCAGCGTGCCGCTGCGCGGTTCCCGCCAGGCAAAGCGCCCGCCGCGCGCAGCGGCGTGGAACGAGTCGAACGCCTCGATCTCGGCGCCTTGCAGCACGAACTCTGCGCGCGTCAGCATCGGCACGCCGGTCGTCAGCGGGCGGGACACCGGCTCGCCGGCCTGTGGCGCGAACGTCGTGCGCGTTTCCGCAGGCGACAGGGAAAACGGCAACCGCGGATTCTGGGGGATGTTGGCGGGCCAGTGGATCATCGCACCACCGGCTGCGGTGTCAGGCCAAAGCGGCCACCGAGCCCCTGATCCATGTCGCCGACCCCGGCCGAGCGGTTGACCTCGGCGATGAACACCTCGCGCCCATCGGGGCCGCGTTCCCGTCGTTGCTCCACCTCGACGCCTGGCGCGTTGTTGTTGACCACGAATTGCACGTTCATGCTGCGCCCAGAGGCTGCGCCGCGCGTCAGGTCGGTCACCACCTCCTGCGGGTGCATCATCGCGAGGAAGCCGCCCTTGCCGTCCAGCCCGCCGGTGCGCGCGTCCCAGCCGGTGAAGCCGCCGCCGTCGAAGGACTTGACCGGCGCGCCGCCGCCGCCGATCCCGCCGAAGACCGACCCGAGGAGGTTGCTCAGAAACCCGCCGCCGCCGCCGCCAGACATCGGCGACAGCACGTCCATGATCGCCTCGCGCACGCCGGAGCTGATGATGTCGACCGCCAGCTGCTGGAATATGCGCGCCATCTGGTCGCCGAAGTCCTCGCCCATCACGATGGCGCGCGCCAGTGCCTCGGACGTGCTGTCCACCGCGTTGATCAGGTGCGGATATTCAGCTTGCAGCATTTGCTCGTTGAGCTGAGCCATCGCCCGCTGGTAGGTGTCGGTGTCCAGGGCCCCGGCCCGGTGCAGGCGGTTCAGCTGCGCCTGCTCTTCGTTCAGGCGCTCCAGCTCCGTCCGGGTGCGGCGGTAGATATCGGCCGCCGCGCGCTCCGCATCGCTTAGCCCGCCACCGCCGCCGCCGCCGCCCGTTTCGCCGCCGCCATATGACGCGGCCAGCCGGTCGCGCAATTCCTGCTGGCGTTCGTAGCTGGCGTTGAGGGCATCGATCTGCTGCTGCAGCGCCACAACCTCGTCGAAATTGATCCGGCCGCCGGACCCAGCGGCGGCGAGCATTTGCTCCAGTTGTCGCTGGCGTTCGGCGACGGCCGCCGGTACGCCACCCTCGATCTGCAACTCCAGGACGCGGTTCTGATCCTCCATCGCGGCGATCTGCTGCGACACCCCGGCGGCGACGCGCGCCGCGGCGCCCGGCGCCGCCATGAGGTTGGCCAGCATCTGCGAAGAGAAGACCGAGCCGCTTTGCAGCGCGGAGGCGAGGCGGTCGGCGGCGTCGGACGTGGCTGAGGTCGACGAGGTCAGGCGCTCGGACAGGTCGTTGGCGGTGACGAGTTCGCCGTTCAGAATCACGAAACCGCCTTCGGCATTCTCGATCGCCAACTCGTAAAGCTCGATCATCCGGGTCAATTCCTGGACGCCCTCGCCGTCCTCCAGCACCCTGTCGGTCGCCTCGCGGCGGGCCACGTTCAGCATTTCCTCGCGGCGGCGCAGAAGCTCTGCCAGTTGCTGCTCCGCGCGCTCAACGATCTGAAGGTTTTGCCCGAAAGGATCGAACTGCCCGGTCGAGTCAACCAGTGGCCCGGTCGGCATGGCGCCACGAAAGGTTTCCACGACGCCCTGCGCCCTTTCAATCCGCTCGCTCAGGCGCTGGAATTCTTCGGAATTGATCACCTGTTGCCGCAGCTCGGCGCGCATGCCGCGCACGTTTTCCCATCGCGCTTCGGCCTCGGCCAGCGTGACACGCGCCGCCTCCAGCGTCATCTGGTTCTGGCCGGGGCGCAGCGCCAGGAGCTGGTTGATCTGGCCGATCTCGTCGCCGATCGCCAGCGTGTTGTTGTCGATCGCTCTCTCCAGCACCGACCGGCGATCCGCGATCTCGGTCAGCCCGTCGGCCACCATCGTCAGGATCGGCGCCAGCTGGGCGGCCATGCGGTTGCCCATGCCCTCCATGACCAGCCCGATCCGCGAGATGGCGTCGTTCGCCTCCTCGATCCGCTCGGCCTCCACGTCAGAGACGAGGACGCCGAAGCGTTCCAGTTCGGCGTTAGCCTGGTCGAGGCTGGCATTCGACAAGCGCGAGAACGCCGTCAAGCTGTCGTCGCCGAAAAGCTGGCTCATCAGAGAGGCGCGTTCTGCCTCCGTGGCATAGGTGGCCAGCGCGTTGTTGATCACCCGCAGCCGGTCGTCGAGCGGCAGCGCCATCAGATCGGTGACGTCGAGGTGGAGCCGCTCGATCGCGTCCGCCGCCGGCCCGCCGCCATCCGTCGCGAACATCGACAGGCGCCGCGTCAGGCTCCGCGCACCCGACGTGGCCTCCGACATCGACGCCCCGGCAAGCTGCGCCGCGCGTTGGAGGATCTGGACCGATTCCACTGACGTGTCGAAAGACTCGGCCAG